AAAGCAAGAGTTTTAGGAGAAGATTCATCTGGAATTAAACTAAAATTAAAAAACTATTAAAACTTATTAAAAAATGGCAACAAACGTTTCATTTTCCGGCCCAGCGGCTGGAAGTATAGTTACTCCTGCAGCTCAAAAAATGACGCTACAAAGTAATTATTTAAATTTTCATACAGGCGGTGTAAACTGGGCACAACAGTATTTACCTGAACTGTATGCTCAAGAAGTTGAAAGATATGGTAACAGATCTGTTTCTTCATTCTTGAGAATGGTAGGTGCTGAAATGCCTATGGCTTCTGATCAAGTTATTTGGTCTGAGCAAGGTAGATTACACCT